GTTGAGAGACCAGAATTAGAAGTTGATCTTATAGATCAAGGTACTGAGTCTGATACACCTTTTGATGTTACACAACTAGAAGATGGCGGAGTTGAGTTAGACTTTGAACCTGGCATGAAAAAAATTCCTGGTACAGAAAATCATTTTGACAATTTAGCAGATTTATTACCTGACGATATTTTAGATCCTATCGGATCTGAGATGCAATCTAATTACACAGACTACAAAGCATCAAGAAAAGAATGGGAAGATAGTTATGTAAAAGGTTTAGATCTTTTAGGTTTTAATTATCAAAATAGATCAGAGCCATTCCAAGGAGCATCAGGTGCAACGCACCCAGTTCTTGCCGAAGCTGTTACACAGTTCCAAGCAGGAGCATACAAAGAATTATTACCGGCTGAAGGTCCAGTTAGAACACAAATTTTAGGTAATGTTGATCAAGCAAAAGAACAACAATCACAAAGAGTAAAAGACTTTATGAATTACCAAATTATGGATGTCATGAAAGAGTATGAACCAGAATTTGATCAGATGTTATTTCATTTACCACTAGCAGGTTCAACATTTAAAAAAGTTTACTATGATGATCTATTAGAAAGAGGAGTATCAAAGTTTGTGCCAGCAGATGATTTAGTTGTTCCATATTCTGCTACTTCACTAGAAGATGCCGAAGCAATTATTCATGTAATTAAAATTTCTGAAAACGATTTACGTAAACAACAAGTTAATGGTTTCTACAGAGATGTAGAATTAACTAAACCGTCTGACGTAGAAGATAAAGTTACTAAAAAAGAAAGAGAATTAGACGGAACTAAAAAAACCGGCAGCGTAGAAGACATGTACACTTTATTAGAGTGTCATATTAATTTAGACCTAGAAGGTTTCGAAGACATGGGACAAGACGGGGAACCAACAGGAATTAGACTTCCTTACATTGTAACAATTGACGAAGGATCAAGAGAAGTATTATCTATTAAGAGAAACTTTGAACAAAACGATCCTAAAAAACAAAAGATAAATTATTTTGTTCATTTTAAATTTTTACCAGGTTTGGGGTTCTACGGTTTTGGTCTAATTCACATGATTGGTGGGTTATCTCGTACGGCGACCTCTGCTTTAAGACAGCTCTTGGATGCGGGAACGCTTTCTAATCTGCCAGCAGGTTTTAAACAAAGAGGGATAAGAATAAAAGATGAAGCAAAACCAATTCAACCTGGAGAGTTTAAAGATGTAGATGCTCCTGGCGGAAATTTAAGAGATGCTTTTTTTCCTCTACCTTACAAAGAACCTTCTCCGACATTATTACAATTAATGGGTATTGTCGTACAAGCAGGTCAAAGATTTGCAGCTATTGCTGATATTCAAGTAGGAGATGGTAATCAAGGTGCTGCAGTAGGTACAACTGTTGCATTATTAGAACGTGGATCAAGAGTTATGTCTGCAATTCACAAAAGATTATATTCTTCACTAAGACAAGAGTTTAAAACACTAGCAAAAGTATTTGCTACATACTTACCACCAGAATATCCTTATGATGTTGTCGGTGGAGAGAGAAATATTAAATTAACGGATTTTGACGACAGAATAGATATTATTCCAGTTGCTGATCCTAACATATTCTCAATGTCGCAAAGAATTACAATTGCACAAACAGAATTACAATTAGCAACTTCTAATCCTGAGTTACATAACATGTATGTAATTTATAGAAAAATGTATGAAGCATTGGGTGTAAAAGATATAGATAAAATTTTACCTCCACCTGCTCCACAAGAACCTAAAGATCCAGCACTAGAGCATATTGATGCATTAACTCAAAAACCTTTTCAAGCGTTTAGAGGACAAGATCACCAAGCTCATATGACTGCTCATTTAAATTTTATGGAAACTAATCTAGTTAGAAATAACCCACCAGTCATGGTTTCTATTCAAAAAAATATTTTAGAACATATTTCTTTAATGGGACAAGAACAAGTTGAAATGGAATTTGCAGAACAAGTACAACAAATGCAAATGATGCAACAACAAGCACAAGCGAATCCACAAATGAAACAGCAAGCTGAAATGCAGACTCAACAATTGTCTATGAAAATTGAAGCAAGAAAAGCTGTGTTGATTGCTGAGATGACAGAAGAGTTTATGAAGGAAGAAAAAAGAATTACATCACAATTTGATTCTGATCCTTTACTAAAACTAAAATCACGAGAAGTTGATCTTCGTGCAATGGAAAATGACCGTAAACAACAAGACATGAAAATGAAAAATGAACTTGAAAGAGCTAAACTCGTTCAAGATCAGGCTTCTACGGATCAAAAACTAAATCAAAACGAAGAATTAGCAGGTTTAAGAGCTGAAACGTCTATTGAAAAACAAGAAATGGCGAATGAGAACAGATTAATACTTGCTAACATGAAACCAAACAGATAAAAGGAATATATTATGATGAATTACAAAACAGGCGGCAAAAAAGTAGTAATGCCCGAGCAAGAAAAAGTAGTTGATTCTAGATCAGAGAAAAGTTTTAGAGGAAAAAGCTTTATTGCTAAAGGCGACTCTAATCCGGTTAAAGGAACTGGTGCTGCAAGAAAACAAAAAGACGTAACCTGGTATTAGTATGTGGTTAGGTGCTATTAAATTAGCGTTAAACGCAGGAACGCATATTTACAAAAAAAAACAGGAAACTAAAATGCTAATGGCTGATGCACAAGCACAACATGCATCTAAGATGGCCACAGGTGAACTAGCATTTAGTGGAAAACTTTTAGAAGCTAGACAAAACGATTATAAGGACGAGGTAGTTCTTGCAATATTAACGTTGCCCATAATTGTCCTTGCATATGGGGTTTGGTCAGACGATCCACAGGCTATGGACAAGATAAAAATTTTCTTTGAGCATTTCCAAGCACTCCCAAAATGGTTTACTAATTTATGGGTACTTGTATGCGCTAGCATATTTGGTATAAAGGGTACACAAATATTTAGAAACAACGGAGTTAAAAAATAGTGATTGATAAAAAAGAAAAGAATACTTTAAAAAAACATAGCGTGCACCACACTGCAAAGCATATGTCTACAATGAAAAAAAAAATGCAAAAAGGTACAACATTTAAAAAATCACATAACCAAGCAATGAAAAAGGTAGGAAGATAATGAAAAACTATAGACAAAATAAAATGGGTGGCGGAATGATGGAAAGACCTATGTATGGAGCAGGTGGTAAAACTTTAAAACCTGTTAATAAGAAAAAAAATCCAGGACTTGCAAAATTACCAACTCCAGTAAGAAATAAAATGGGCTTTAAGAAAAATGGTGGTAGTATATAATGGCTAAACCAGGATTATACGCAAACATTCATGCTAAGAAAAAAAGAATCGCTGCCGGCTCAGGTGAAAAAATGAGAAGCCCCGGTACTAAAGGTGCACCAACTGCAGCTAATTTTAAAAGAGCAGCTAAGACAGCTAAACCTATTAAAAAGAAAGCGTAATGGCAAGCGCAGCTTGGACACGAAAAGAAGGTAAATCACCCTCTGGCGGTTTAAATGCTAAAGGTCGTGCAAGCTATAAAGGTGGCACTTTAAAAGCACCTACTAAATCTAAAACAAGTTCAAGACGTAAATCATTCTGTGCACGTATGTCAGGTATGAAAAAAAAATTAACTTCAGCTAAAACTGCAAGAGATCCAAACAGCAGAATAAATAAATCATTAAGAAAGTGGGATTGTTAATATGGAAATAGAAAGATTACTAAAAATAATAAAAGATAGATTAGATAACCTAACTAATATTGTAACAACGGGTGTTGACACCATGGAAAATTACAAGTATATATTAGGACAAATAAACGCCCTAGAGGCAACTAAACAGGAAATCTCTAACCTGCTAGATAACAAGGAGCAAAAAGAAAATGAAGGCACAGTCATCGATATTGGGGACCACAAGCCCAAAAATTGAATTACCTAACAAAGATCTTGTTGGCGTAAAAAAATCAGAAAAAAAAGAAGTTACAAAAGAAGAAACAAAACTACCAAAACCAACTGGTTGGAGGATGCTTGTTTTACCATTTAGAATGAATGAAAAAACAAAAGGCGGAATCTTACTTGGCGGCGAAACTATAGACAGACAACAAGTTGCATCACAATGCGGAAGTGTACTTGCAATGGGAGACGCTTGTTATTTAGATAAAGACAGATATCCAAATGGTCCATGGTGCAAGGTTGGTGATTGGATAGTCTTCGCACGTTATGCCGGATCAAGAATAGAAATTGATGGTGGTGAAGTACGTCTTCTAAATGAAGATGAAGTTTTAGCAACCGTAGAAGATCCAACGGATATTCTACATAAATATTAACATAGGAAGGACACTATGCCAGAAGCAAATAAAATAAAAAAAGATGAGATGATGGTAGACATAGATACTTCAGGTCCAGAGACCGAAGTTAGTTTACCGGATGATAATGTAAACGAAGTACAAACGGAAAAGGAAACAAATGAAACAATTATTCAAGAGCCTGTTAAAACTGAAGACGCACCTAAGGAACCTAGTGAGCAGTCGGATGTTCAAGCAAGCGAACAAAAAGAAGACGAAAAATTAGAAGACTATAGTAAAGGTGTACAGTCTCGTATTGCGAAATTAACTCGTAAGATGAGAGAAGCAGAAAGAAGAGAACATGCTGCTACTGAATATGCTAAGTCTGTAGAAGAAAAAAGAAAATTTGCAGAATCTAAGTATGAGCAAATTAATAATGATTACGTAAAACAATTTGATAGTAGAGTTACTACTGGAATGGATTCAGCGCAAAAAGAATTAGCGACTGCAATTGAAACTGGTGATGCGGCAGCACAGGTAGAAGCAAATAAAAAAATTGCTACACTATCTATAGATGCAGCTAGATTAAATGTTTTAAAAGATACAACAAAAGTTGTTGAACAACCAAGAGCAGATTTGTCTCAAGATGCTAATTATCAGAGACAAACACCTCAAGCTTTACCTACACCAGACCCACAAGCAGAGGCTTGGGCAGGTAAAAACAGTTGGTTTGGTCAAGATAGAGCAATGACGTTCACTGCTTTTGAAATACACAAAGAATTGGTAGATGGTGAGGGTTATGACCCTAAATCAGCTGAATACTATGCGGAGATAGACAAAAGAATAAAAGTTGACTTTCCACATAAATTTGGTAATACTGAAACAAATACGTCTAGGCCTGTTCAGTCAGTTGCTTCTGCGAATAGAAGCGTAAAACCAGGACGCAAAACTGTGAGACTCACATCATCACAGGTCGCGATAGCGAAAAAATTAGGTGTGCCACTCGAAGAGTATGCAAAACAAATAAAACTCACGGAAGGAGCATAAGCATATGACAAAAGAAAACGAAACAATAAAAGTAACTTCTCGTGCGAGTTCAGACAGGTCTAAAACTGAAAGACCAAAAACATGGACTCCTCCATCTTCTCTAGATGCACCAACTGCGCCGGATGGATTCCGACATAGGTGGATACGGGCAGAGAGTTTAGGATTTCAAGATTCTAAAAATATCTCTGGAAGAATTAGATCTGGATATGAATTGGTTAGAGCCGATGAATATAAAGATACTGATTATCCTGTAGTCACTGATGGTAAATACGCAGGAGTGATTGGGGTAGGTGGCCTTGTACTCGCAAGGGTACCTGAAGAGATCGCGAAGTCGAGAACTGAATATTTTAAGCGTCAAGCTGAAGGTCAGGACGAAGCTGTAGCAAACGATTTACTGAGGGAAGAGCACAAGAGTATGCCGATCAATGTTGATAGGCAATCTCGCACAACCTTCGGTGGTACTAAGAAATAAAATTCTAACACCAGCGAATAAATTAAACCGTACTGGAGGCCCTTAGGGGCAGGTACATAAGGAGAAAAAACATATGGCTAATAGACAAACAGCAGGATATGGTTTTAGAGCATCTGGAACGTTAGGTAATACACCTTCAACTCACGGACTTTCTAATTACAATATCGATGCAGCTGTCAATATTGACTTGTTCTATGGACAAGC